TGCAATTTTTGACGCTAAAGGCATTCCATTGAAAGATGTAAATGTTTGGGGTGGTTCAGAATTAAAAGTTAGTTCAGAATTAATTCCGTATTACACTTCAATGGTAGGTGCGGGTGTATCAATGAGACTTAAAGGCGTTCAAGTAATAAAACTAGTAGAAGGTGGAAGTGATTCGACTGGACATGGTTTCAAGAAAGAAGACGGTTATACAGTTTCGGAAAACCAGGAGTTTGACAATGAGACCCAACCAGTGGTGGCCCAAGAAGACGACTTCTAGATATCGGTCTGGCCTTGAAGAACAAATAGCAAGGCAACTAACATATTCAAAAATACCTTTTGAGTATGAAACCAAAGTAATAAAATATATCAAACCAGAAAAGTCACACAGGTATACTCCTGATTTTGTTTTAACAAAAAAAGATGGTAGCCTTATGTACATTGAAGGTAAGGGTAGATTTTTAACGGCTGATAAGCAAAAACATATTTTAGTTAAGAACCTTTATCCAGAACTGGATTTAAGATTTGTCTTTTCTAATTCACAAACTCGCATATCCAAACTGTCAAATACGACATACGCTATGTGGTGTCAGAAACATGAGTTTCAATATTCTGATAAATTCATACCAAAAAGTTGGATAGCCGAGTTATAATAGTGTATACAATCGATTGGCGATTTTCATAGGTCGCCTTTTCTGGGGCCCTTAGATTAATTTCTAGGGGCCTTTTTGTTTTTAAGCCTCAAATTTAAAAGGAATACCAATATGGAAAATAGCGAATTTTCATATCACGCTCCTTGTACTCAATGTGAAAGCAAAAATAACGTTGCCGTTTATTCGGACGGACACGGTCATTGTTTTGGCTGTGGTTATTATTATTCAACATATGAAAAACAGGAAGCGGATATGGATAACACAAATAAAGATTTAATTAAGGGTGAATGTAAACCTTTATTAAAAAGAAAAATAAATACAGAAACAGTAAATAAGTTTAATTACCAAACTGGGAAACATAACGGTAAATCAGTTCAGATTGCAAACTACTACGACAAAGATAATAAATTAGTTGCACAGAAATTACGTTATCCCGACAAGTCCTTTCAATGGATTGGAGATAGTAAGAAAGCCGTATTGTTTGGACAAAACTTATGGCGTAACGGTGGAAAAACTTGCTGCGTTTTAGAAGGTGAAATTGATTGTATGTCTCTTTCAGCTATTCAAAATAACAAATGGGCTTGTGTTTCTATCAAGACTGGTAGTCAAGGTGCTAAGAAAGATTTACAGCAACAACTCGAATGGTTAGAAAAATTTGAGTCTATTGTTTTAATGTTCGACTCTGATACTGCGGGAAAAAACGCAGCCCAGGAATGTTCTAAAATCTTTACACCAGGTAAATGTAAGATTGCAACTCTCCCTCTTAAAGATGCTAATGAAATGTTAGTACAAGGTAAATCAAAAGAATTAATTGATGCAATGTGGGGTGCGAAAGCCTACAGACCTGACGGTATAATTTCTGGAGAAGAGATTTTTGATACATTAATTAAAGAAGACACTAACGAAACTGTTCCTTACCCTTTTGAATGTCTTAATACAAAAACAAGAGGAATGAGAACGGGTGAGTTAATAGTTATAACTAGTGGTACTGGACAAGGTAAATCACAGTTATGCAGACATATAGGCCATCACCTTATTAAAAAAGGTGAAAGCGTTGGTTATATTGCACTTGAAGAAAGCATTAAGCGTACTGCTCTGGGCCTTATGTCAATTGATGTTAAAAAACCATTACACTTAGATAGGAAGCTCGTAAACGATGACGCATTTAAAAATAGTTTTAATTCAACAGTGGGTAGTGGCTTGCTGTATCTATATGACAGTTTCGGTTCAACCGAGTCTGAAAATCTATTATCCAAAATTCGTTATCTTGCTAAAGGTCTTGGTGTACGTTGGGTTATACTTGACCATCTTAGTATTGTCGTTTCTGGATTAGAAACTTACGATGAACGTAAACTAATAGATGTCACAATGACTAAGCTTAGATGCTTAGTTGAAGAGACAGGTATTGGTTTAATTTTAGTATCTCACTTAAGAAGACCCGAAGGTAATAAAGGTTATGAAGATGGGATGCAGACTTCATTAAATTCTCTTAGAGGAAGCACGGCCATTGCAGGTCTTGCTGATTGTGTCATTGGACTTGAGAGAGACCAAAATGACGAAGAGAATAAAAAATACACAACTGTCCGTGTTCTAAAAAATAGACACACAGGCGACACTGGCAAGTGTGGAACTTTGTTTTTCAACGAGGACACATCTTGTCTTGAAGAAGCAAAGGAAAGAAATGATTTCTAAACCATTAACAAAAAGAAAACGTCAAATAAAACTAACAGAAATTTGGACTCTTACTGCTGAAATACAAACAGCAGTGGAGTGGGCTAAAGCAAATCCATACTGTGATGTAGTTTTAGGACTTCCCTCTTTGCAATTAAAATATGTTGCAGAGACAGTCCTAAGTCAAATGTCAATATTAGATGAAGCTGCATGTCGAGTTCAAATAGAAATAATAACATTACATTAATTATGAAACTACCAACAATAAATAAAAAAATATTAAACGCACCATTCGTTTCTTTACATTGGAAAGATATAAACGGAACGGCTGAGTGGTTAAGTTTAAAAGACGCAATGAATAGTAAAAGTACAACTTGTATTTCAAATGGATGGCTAATTAGAGCTGACAAAGAATTACATATTGTTGCAGCTGATGTTAATTTTAATGACAACGGTACTTTAGGAGACGTAGGCAACGTTACCACTATTCCAACAGTTAACGTTTTAAAAATAAAGAAGATTAAAATATGAAATATGTGTTCGATTTAGAATCGAATGGCTTATATAATGATGTGAGTACCATCCACTGTATTGTTTTAAAAGATATAGATTCTAATAAAATAATACAAGTAGGAGTTAACGAAGCTTTAAAATTATTATCGGAAGCAGAGTTAATCATTGGACATAACATCATTAAATATGACATTCCTGTTCTTAAAAAATTATATGGATTTAAAACTAAAGCCAAAGTTTTTGATACCTTAGTTGCTACACGTCTAATTTGGTCTGACTTAACAGACTCAGATATGAAGCGTGTACATGCAATAAATTATCCTAGAAATTTAGTTAATCGCCACAGCCTTAAAGCTTGGGGAATAAGATTAGGAAATTATAAGCAACAAATAGATACTGATTGGTCAGTGTTTACACCTGAAATGCTTGAGTACTGTGTCCAGGACGTAGAAGTTACTCATACATTATATCAAAAGATTTTGGGACAGAAAATTTTGGGCCAATCGTTAGATATAGAACACGCTGTAGCCGAACTAATAAGTAGGCAAGAAATATATGGTGTGATGTTTGATAAAGAAAAAGCAACCAAACTATACGCTGAGTTATCTAGTGAACGTAACAATATCAAAAAAGAAATGGAAGAAACTTTTAAGCCTATTACTATTAAAAGAGTTTCAGAAAAAACTGGCAAACCACTAAAAGATAAAGTGGTAGAGTTTAATCCATCAAGTCGTAGACAAATAGCTGACAGATTAAAGACTAAGTACAACTGGAAGCCTACTGTATTTACAAATGATGGTTTACCAAAAGTTGATGATACAGTTTTAACTTCATTAGATTTTCCAGAAGCTAAATTACTTGCACGTTATTTTCTTTTAGAAAAACGTATTGGTATGTTAGCCGAAGGTAAACAAGCTTATTTAAAACTAGAAAAACAAGGGAGGCTACATGGAACTGTAAATACTAACAATGCAGTAACAGGTAGGGCCACTCATATGCATCCTAACTTAGGACAAGTACCCGCAGTGAGTGTTCCTTATGGTAAAGAGTTTAGAGAATTATTTACCGTACCTAAGAATAAAATATTAGTAGGATGCGATGTAAGCGGACTCGAATTACGCTTATTAGGCCACTTCATAGCAAAATTTGATAACGGTGATTATGCTAACGTTGTAGTTAACGGTGACATACATACTGAAAATCAAAAGTTAGCGGGTTTAGATACTCGTGACCAAAGTAAAAGGTTTCTGTATGCTTGGCTCTATGGAGCAGGCGTTTCAAAAATCGCAGAAGTAACTGGTAAATCTAATAAGGGGGCAGCTCAAGTAAGGAAACGTTTCTTAAATAGTTTACCCGCATTAAGTAAATTAATACAACAAGTTCAACTTTCTGCTGAAAGAGGTTTCTTAATTGGTCTTGATAAAAGACACATTAAAGTAAGAAATAGTTTCAGCGCATTGAATACACTTTTACAAGGTGCAGGAGCCGTAGTTTGTAAGCAGTGGTTAATTGAATTTGATAAAGCAATCAAAAATTTTAAAGATGTTCAACAAGTACTTTGGGTACATGATGAAATACAAATTGAATGTCCTAAAGATAAAGCAGAAGAAGTTGGAAAGTTAGCTGTCGAATGTATCAAACGAACAGGCGAACATTTTAATTTAAGAGTGCCTTTAACAGGCGAGTACAAAATCTCAACAAATTGGAGTGGAACACATTAATGACAAAAGCTAATAAAAAGTTTGACCTAGATTTAAAGTATGGTCAAGATAGAGAACAACAAGTAGCTAACTTATTGATAGCAGATAAATCAAAAGTAGAAGTTAAAACAGAAAGAGACTGGTGGGCCAAGACTGGCAACATCGCAATAGAAATAGAAAGTTGGGGTAAACCTAGTGGACTAGAGGCAACTGAAGCTGACTATTGGGTGCATATATTAGCCCACGGTAAACAAGACTTTTGCAAACTTATATTTGAAGTTTCGCAACTGAAGAAGATAGTTAAGAAGTTTTCAAAAAATACAAGAATGTTGGGTGACCATCACGCTTCTAAGTGTGTGCTTATTCCATTAGCAGAGCTCTTCTCACAAGAAAAATAACCAACAAGGATAGAAATGAAAAAGACAATAATAATTGACGGGGATATTGTAGCTTATAAAGCCGCAGTACAATCTGAAGTAGACACTCATTGGGGTGATGGTTTCTGGACGCTTCATGCGGAAGAGACACAAGGTAAATATTTAGTAGCTTCAGAAATTGAAGACTTTAAAGAAAAACTAAATGCAGATAAAATAATTGTAGCGTTGACTGATAGAAACAATTTTCGAAAAGATGTTTTGCCAACCTACAAGGATAATCGAAAACAAAAACGTAAACCTCTTTTATTGAGTCCTTTACGTAAATTTCTAATTGAGGAATATGATGCTATAATCCTTCCTAACTTAGAAGCTGATGATGTCATGGGCATCTTGGCAACCAAACCTTCAAAGGGTGAGCAGAAAATTATCTGTTCTATTGATAAAGACCTGAGACAAATTCCAGGTCATTTATATAATGGTGAAACATTAACTAAGAACGCTCCA